TGAACGGTGCCGTCAGCGGGTTGACGATCTCGGTGTCGCCAGCTGCCACGTTGGCCACACCAGCAACCTGACGCATCAGGTCGTTCAGCGCGGCAATTTGGGCGCGGAACTCAGCCTGCGTGGCGTTGATGTTGTCTAGGGCGCCAGCTGCACCGGCTAGTTTCAGCTCAGCCACACCGCGTCAGTCGTCATTTAGCACAAGTCTAACCAGTGCTAAGCGAGAACTCTCAATTTGATCTCGCCAGTGGCAACAAAGTCAGCGGAGCCCGTAATCACGTCGTCAAAACGGATGTTGACCCTGGAATTGGTCAGCAATACGTCAGTTTCGTAATACATGTTTCCGCCAATTTTGCTGCCGTTGGTGTCGCGGTTTTTGTACAGATAAAACTTTGCAGCCGTTTTTGCGTAACGCTGGGTGAGCAGTACCAAGCGCAAAATATCGTGGGTGTCCTGTCCTTGATAAGTGGTGGTGTTATCAACAAGAAACTGAAGTGTGCCAGCGCCCCTTACAAGAGATTTTGTATTTTCGCCGAAGGTTTCGCCAATCGCTGTCATATCAAGATTGGCGGCGTCAATATCTAGCGCCCACTCTTGGATGTCTGCTTGGAACAGCCAGCCGCGTTCGTCTGGATCTTCGGAAATCAGTGTGATGCCCGCTGGGACTGGGATGACTTTTTTGAGTTCTTGGCTATCTGTAGTTAGTGTCAGGCTTTGGATGCTATTACCTGCAGCTTCAACGGCATTGGTGTAAATGCTGTTGGCGCTGTAACGAGCCAGCACAAAGTTTCCGGTTTGTACTGCGCTCAAAGTAATCTCGTCTGTAGCGACAGCATTGTGTGCGCCAAGTTCGCTATTAAATAGACGGATGCGTCCCAGTTCATCAACGTAGATGTAACCGGTTGCGGTATCTTCAACAACACCACTGTCGTAAAAAGGAACGTTGTTGTCAACTTGATAGTATTGATCGTCTAGTGCTGTAACATGCAATCTTGCGTTACTAAGATCATAAATACTGCCAAAATAAACACCTCGACCGCTTGGATTGCCACCCCCGTATGGCGAGCCATCTGGGAAGTAAATAATTACGCGGTCGCCGGTCCAATAATCGTCGTTGTTGAGATTGATTGAACGTGGGCTACTGGAAAGATTGATCGCCTCGAAGGCGAGCGCCATCGGCTCCGGCCATCCCCGGCTGAGCTCCAGAATCCCGCCAAAGCCGAGTAGCGCCATCAGAAGGAACCAGTGGGCTTACCGGAGATCGTGAAGCTGATGGGAACCGTGATCAGGTCGCCAACCGACACGGCTTGACCAACTGCGGTAAGCAAGGCATCGCCGGTAATCGTTCCAGCGCCGACACTGGTATCAAGCACCAGCTGAAGGCCGGTCAAATCTTCGGTGTCGCTAAGGGCGTGGTTTAGCAGTGCAACGGTGGCGGTATCGGTCGAGTCGTACATCAAGGTGCCGCTGCCGCTGGTGCCACGGATGCCGTAACCGTAGGTGCGATCCTTCTGCCCGATGCCCGTCGTCTCAAGGGCGTCACGGCTGATGTCCAGCTGCACGTCACGCACCTTGGCGATGGTCGTGTAGACGCCTGAAATCAGAAACTTCAGTTGCGCGGTGGCGCCTGTTTTTACAGCCATGGGACGATACCGTTTAGGTCAGTCTAAGCTCGGCAACAAGTCGCACCGTAACCGTCGAGCGGTTAGGCGAGATACTTTCTACATTCGGCGGCTCTTCATTAAAGAACCACTTCATGCCAGCTCCAGTTGATGTTGTATCGAGCCAGCCTTTTAGATTTGCAGATGCACCATTGAAAATGATGCTTGGCAAAGTTAGGTCGATTGTTGCACCTTTTGCGCTGTTGTAAGCGCCAATGATTAAAGCTGCGTTGTCGTCAGTGATATTTGCAAAAGTAAGATCCAGCTGTGCCTGCGAAGGGCGGCTGCCCCAGAGGCGGCGGGTTGTTACGCCGGACTGACTAACAACTCCAGTTGTTGGCCATTTAGGTGCAAGAAACCTGCGACTTGTAGGTTCGATTGTGGGAAAGGTGACAGCCATCAGTTTCGGATTGTCCAGTTAACAGAGGACGTGATGCTGCCGAGCTCGAAGTTTTCGGCAATCTCCAAGATGCCCGACGAGTTGGTGGGCATGTGCACCGCTTCAATCGTAAAGGTGCCGTCGTCGTTAGGACTGATGCGCTCGATCTGATAAGTGCGCACCTGGCTGGTTGGGATCTTGACGGTGAAGACCACGCCAGTGGGGGTGGCGGTGGTGCCGCCGTTGCTGACGGTCAGCGTTGTGTCGAATGGTGCGGTTGCTGCTTCACCGTTCCAAGCGATCACGTTGTAGGTGCCGTCTGCCAAGGACTTGGTGGAAACCAGTGCGCCTTCGGCGGTGACGACGCCGTTGTTGAACTCGTCGTACTCGGTTTCGTCCATGGCGACTCGGATGTAGTCGCTTGGTGCCATCTTCGACAGCACACCTTCGTGGGTGGTGGTGAAGCGGATGGTGTGCGTGGGGATGCGACGCATCCGAATGATGAACTTTGCTGCATCGACCGCATGGGCTGGGTTCGTGCAGAAGTCGCTGACATCGACGTTCTGGGTGGTGGCATCCTCGGGAGTACCAGCCTCGCTGACCAGCAGTTCGCGCACCACCGGGAACAGACCGGGGTTGGCCACGTCGGTTGAAGCACGCTCTTCGCGGTAACGGACCGAGATTTGGATGGGGTCGCGGTCTTCGGGGTCGAAATACTGCAGCTGGAATGAACCCTCTGCGATGTTGCCAGCGGTGAACAGACCTTTGATGCTGACTGCGGTGGTGGGTAGGGCGCGGCGCAGGAAGAACTTGCCGTCGCTCTCGCCAAAGATCAGCAGGTGTGCAGCGGCAGTGTCAGCAGCCCATTGGCGCAGGTTCAGTCGATCTGCGATCACGCCGTCGTAAAAGTATTTACGGTCCTGGCACCACTGGGCGGCGTCAGCGAACGTGGTGAAGTCGATCATCGAATCGCTGATCAAGTTGCCCATCCCGTAGGAGGTGTTGGTCAGCAGATCCAGCAGGATGTCCGGGAATAGGTGGCTGGAGCCGACGCTGTTGCTGGAGAGCAGGCGGCGGCAGGTTTTGCCTTGGGTGACGTAGCAGGAGAACTGGCTGAACTGCTGCCACTCCACCGAGGACTTGATGTTGACGCCGAGGATGGCGAGGTTGTCGTACAGCGGAGCGGTGGCGTTCGGGACGATCTCGTTGAGATACACCACCTCGTGCTCGGGGCCGTTAGCAGCAGAGGATTGGATCTCCTCGAACACGAAGGCTTCTGCGAGCTTGCCCCAGGTGTCGATATACGAGAAGTCGCCGTTGGCGTAGGCGGTGTCGCTGCGGGCGATGTTGAGGCTGCCTTTACCGCTGCGGCGTCTGCCAACCGTGATCGCAAAGCTGTCTTCTGTGCGAGCAATGGTCGTGCCAGCAAAACGGACTGTCAGTCCGCTGTCGCTCACGGTTTGCTGTGTGGTCAGTGAGGCATCGAGCACGTAGAGCGTGCCGGGGCTGCCGTTGCGGATTTCCCAGCCGCTATAAGGCTCGATCTGGATTTCCCACTGCTTGATCGCAGGCATCTCCAGCTGGATTGAGTTGAAGATGTTTTGCTGGGTGGCGCCACGCACGCCGTAGGCATTGCTCAGCTTGGTGTAGCTGCCGGTGCTGCCAGCCTCGCGGTAGTAGATGGCGAAGAACGAGTAGCGCTCAACTGGGGCTGAGATCGTGTTGGATTGGAAGTTGTCGGTTTTGAGCGTGCTGCCTTTTTCAACGATGTCGTTTTTGTAGTCGAGGCAGGCGCGGTTGTCGCACTCGTCGAAACCCAGGGCTTCTTTGAAGTTGCAGATGCCGCCGATGCGGATACCGAGGCTGGAGCGGATACCGAGCTCGACGATCTTGCAGGCGCGGGTGGTGGACAGGCTTGCGATGGCACAGCGCAGGATGTGCCCGTCGGTAGTGGCGACGTTGTGGAACTCGACATCCGGGCGGGATTCGTTCCAAGTGAAACCGTCGATCTGGGCTTGGGCTGCCGTGTTGGTCGTGACCGAGCCAGTGCGGACGGTGGTGAAGGTTGCGGTGATCGGTGTGCCAGAGCCTGAGGAAAGGTCGGCCTCGGATACGAACGCGGTATCAGTGCGACCGGAGCAGACGGCTAAGCCCGAGCCGATCTTGTACAGCTCGCCCTCGATTAGGGATTCGTCCCAGGTTTTTTGACGACCGGCAACGCTTGCGGCTACGTCGTCGGCGGTTTCGATGTAAGCCTTTTTGGCGTTGAACTGGAGGGCTACAAAAGCTTCAATGGCATTGGGCGGTTCTTGCTTACCATTGTTGGAGATCATCCTCGGTGTTTTCTTAAATTTGAACTTCGGCTTAGTAAAAACTTGTGTTGTAGATAAGCCGCTAATTGTGCCGCCACCTCCCTCGATGTCCGTTTCTGGAGTAAGAAAGGTAAATGTAGTTCCGTCGATTGTTAATGTCTGTTGAACTTTGTCCAGCTCTGGCGCTGCAATTGTGCCTCCGTCTGCCGTAAAGTTCTGCTTGACTTTTGTTTTTACAAGAATCTGAAGAGGATAGCGGACGATAACATCATCCTCTGGGTCGCTAGCGTCTAGGTCGTTTTTCCACTTAAGTACAAACTTGACTGCTTTTAATGTCTGAAGATACTGATTTAGTTCTTCGTTGTTGTCGTTTGTATCCTCAAGTGTAATTCCGTCTACTTCCCCGGTATCAAAGGTAATCTTTACGGTAAACGATCCTTTCCCCTTTGCGTCTACACTGATTGGACCTTGTATTTCTGCGCTAATACGACTCTGCAGATTGTCTAAAATTGTCGCATTTTCGTCTTCCGTGTCGTCGTAAAATTGTGCAAATCCTTTATTTGTAGGCTTTAGGAATACGCCAGCGCCTTGTTTTGCTAGGCGTGCATCAACAGTAAAAATCCAGTCGCTTGGATTAGATAGGCTCTTGATGTCGCGTCCAAAGCCGGTGTCCTTGTCGCTGGTGCTGTACAGCGTGTAGCTGGTAGTGCCACCGAGACTGCCGAGGCCGCTGCTGGTAATAGCTGCGCGGGAAGCAAAAATTGTCTGGGACTTTTTCTTCAGCGCGAAGGCGGCTTCGTCCACGGTGCACTTGACCTTGGCGTCGCCATCGTCGCCATCGGGGATGAGCTGGGCTTGGACGGTGGGTTTGATCGTTGGGTTGAGGCGGAAGCCCAGGTCGTTGCCGATCAGGTTGTAAACGCCAAACGTGGTTTGGTTGCTCGGGCGGGTGGCGCTGCAGAAGCTCGCGGCGCCGTTGATCAGGTAGATGTCGCTGTTGCTGGAGTTGCCGCGATCCGTGCTCGGGTCACGTCCGAAGATGTAATCAGCGGAATTGATGCGGCTGGTCAGCCCGGATGCGGTGGTATAGCGCCCGTAGACCGTCATGCGGCTTCCGGCTGCAGTGGCGCTGCCGTAGTCGTAGCTGGTCAGTGTGTTGCCGCCTGCGGCAAAGCTCTTCACGTCGATGGCGTTGATCGGTCCTTCGCCAATCAGGAAAATCGCCCGCAACATCTGCGATCCACCCAAGCTGATCAGCTGTGACCAGAGCAGTGGAGTATTGACGCGGACGCCGCCGTAGGTGATGCCGCCGGATGCTTCGCGTAGGGTATAGACCAGCGGGATGACGGATCCCAGCGTGGTGATGTCCTGCGTGGAGTCGAAGCCGTAACGCGGGGCGAAGCGTTCGTTTTCTGTTCTGGAACGACCACCTCGGTTACGTGCCCGAAGCTGGGCAGGTCTTGTGTCGTCTGGTTGCGGTTTTAGGAATGAAGCGGCAATAGTGAAGCCAGTCGATAAAACTGTCAACACCAATGAAATAATTGCCAGCGTAGTAGCTGGCTCACCGCAAACAACAGATGGTTGCGGTCCTTCAGCTGCACGTTTGTAGACCTCTGCCTTATATCGCGCATAGTCCTCGTCGCTGATGCCAAGCAGCGAGGCGAGGTAGCGATCAGCAGGCAGCAGGT